GGTCATGACCGCGCCCGCCAGTCCCGGCGGCGCGGTCATGACCCATGGTGAACTGGCCGAAATGAAGCCGGTGCTGCGAGAGGCAATCAAGTCGCTGAACTGGTTGCTGGATCGGGCAGAGCGGGGAGAGGCGGCATGAGCCATTGGGAGCCTTCCGCCGGCGCGTCAGACGAGTGGTATACCCCGCCGCACGTCTTCTCAGCCCTTGGGTGCCACTTCGACCTTGATGTAGCCGCGCCTTTCGCTGGGCCGCCGCATGTCCCGTGCAACGGGTTCATCTACGACCGAAGCCTTGAGCGTGCATGGTCCGGATTCGTCTGGATGAACCCGCCATATGGTGGCCGGAATAGCCTTGATCCGTGGCTCGACAAGTTCTTCGCTTATGGAAACGGCATCTGCCTGGTCCCAGATCGGACTTCGGCGCCGTGGTTCCAGCGGTCGTTCAAGAAGGCTGATGCCGTCCTTTTTACTCGTAAGATCCGGTTCCTCCGGCCTGATGGAAGCGAAGGCAAGTCGCCGTCCAATGGCTCGGCGTTGATGGCCGTTGGCGAGCGGGGCGTCGAGGCTGTTATGCGCGCCAGCCGCGTTTCTGGTCTCGGAATCCTCGCCATCCCACATGATCGCGTCGCTGAGGCGGCAAATCTACTGCGGAGGGCAGCATGACCGCCCCCCGGGAAGCCGCGCTGGCTGAGGCGACCCGCAAAGCAAAGCACACGCAGGCCCGCGATGATCGGCTGCAGCGCTGCTATCAGATTCTGTGCGATGCCGCCGCAGCGCATCAGGTCTGCCCGACCAACCAAGACCTATCCGACATGCTGGGATATTCCGCGCCGAACAAGGCGTCCGAGGTAATCAGCCTGATCGAGGTCATGGGCCTTATCACCGTGCAGCGCGGGCTGCGCAACCGTGTGGTCACGATCGTCAAGACCGGCGACCGAACCGCCGGCGTGGTGGTGAGCCGCCACCGCAAGCCTAGCGACTGGACTGAGGACCAAGACGCCATCCTCATGGATGGCCTGGCGGAAGGCGTTGGCTTTACGCCGATCGGCAAGATGCTGGGCAAGAGCAAGCACGCCTGCATCAGCCGGTTCAACAAGATCCGCGCCGAAATGGGAGCGCAGGCGGCATGACCGTCACCCTGCGCCCCTATCAAACCGCCCTTCTCGACGGCGCGCGGCAGGCGTTCCGCGAGCGCAAGCGGGCTGTCCTGCTGCAGCTGCCGACTGGCGGTGGCAAGACGGTTTCGGGCTCGAAGATGATCGAGGGCAGTAGCGCCAAGGGCAACATCTGCTGGTGGCTGGCGCATCGCCGCGAGCTGATCGGCCAGACATCCAAGACCTTCGCCGCCATGGGCATCCAGCACGGCGTCATCGCCGGCGGCCACTCCTCCGATCCCGCCAAGCGCGTTCAGATCGGCAGCATCCAGACGGTCGCGCGCCGGCTCGACAGCCTCACGCCGCCTGACCTGATCATCTTTGACGAATGCCACCACTTCGGGGCCAGCCAATGGCAGAAGGTTTTCGAGGCATTCCCGGACGCCAAGATCATCGGCCTCACCGCCACGCCCTGGCGCCTCGATGGCAAGGGGCTCGGTCAATGGTTTGAGGACATGATCAACGGTCCCACCGTCTCCGAGCTGATGGATGAAGGCGCGCTGTCCCGATATCGCCTGTTCGCCCCGACCCAGATTGATACCGGCGCTATCAAGATTCAGGCCGGCGACTTCAAGAAGGACGACCTGGCCGCAGCCATGGACAAGCCGTCGATCACTGGCGACGCGGTGGCGCATTATCTCAAGCTGTGCCGTGGCAAGCGCGCCGTCGCCTTCGCCGTCAACGTCGAGCATAGCCAGCACATCGCCGCGCAATTCAATGCCAACGGCGTCCCCGCTGAGCATGTCGATGGCACGATGGACGCCGCATCGCGTGATGGGGCGATCCAGCGGTTCATCGCCGGCGAAACGCTGGTCCTGACCAACTGCGAATTGTTCGGCGAGGGCTTCGATGTTCCGGCGATCGAGGCCGTCATTCTCCTTCGACCGACCAAAAGCCTGTCCCTCCACCTGCAGCAGGTCGGTCGCGCGCTCCGCCCGGCGCCAGGCAAGACCGAGGCGATCATCCTCGATCATGCCGGCAACAGCCTGAACCATGGCCTGCCCGATGACGACCGGGAGTGGACGCTGGCTGACCGCGAGAAGCGCAAGGCGAGTGATAAGGCCACGGTCGCGATCAAGACCTGCCTCGAATGCTTCCATGTCTACCGACCGGCGCCGAAGTGCCCGCAGTGCGGCCATGTGCCGGAAGCGCAGGGCCGCGAGATCGAGCAGCGCGACGGCGAACTGGCCGAGGTTGACCCGGCGGTTCTGCGTGCCGCTCGCAAGCAGGAAGAGCGCCGGGCCCAGAGCGTCGATGACCTGATCGCGCTCGGCAAGGCTCGCGGATACAAGAACCCGGTGGCGTGGGCGTCGAAATTCCATGCCGCTCGGCAGGCGGCCCGGTCCCGTTACCAGCCTGATTACGGGAGGCGCTACGGATGAACGCCGCCCACACAGATCTTGTCCGCTCGATCCTGCTCGCTGTTTCCCCGCTCGGCCTGTGCTGGAGCAACGACACGCCTGGGCTCGCCTACACGCGCGACGGCAAGCCCTTCAAATCCGGCCTAACCGGATCCAGCGACATTCTCGCATGCATCAAAGGCCGGTTCGTCGGGATCGAATGCAAGACGGGTAAGGGCCAGCTGTCCACACCGCAGCGGAGGTTCCGCGACGCAGTGATCCGCAGCAATGGCGTCTTCATCGAGGCCCGCAGCGTCGATCAGGTCATGGCCTGCCTCAAGTCGGAGGGTCTGGCATGAGGCACCGCGACATCATTGATGTGGCCCAGCCCACACGCCCCTATTTCGACGCCATCGCGGCCGACTGCGCCGAAGTGGTTACCGGCTATGCCCGTCACCATGCCTATGGCGAAGCCGCGTCATTCCAGCGCCAGATGATCAGCGCCCTCGACGCGATGCTTGGCGACACGATCGGCACGGCCTGGCGCAAGGCCGTCCGCGCGCAGGCGAAAAACCCGCGCGCCGCCACGGCATGGAAGGCCCGCGCGCTCAATCTCGACGCGGAAGACCCGCACATGTCCGTAGCGCTGGCCTGCTTCGCGCCGTTCAAGGCCGAGACATGGATGCTTGCCGTGCCGCTGCCGATCCCCTGCCCCATAGGCCCGAAATTCGCCGAACCGGAGGATATTGTCTTGATCGACCCCGCCACTGGCGCGGCCGCCCTTCATAGTGGCGACACCGACACCTTGATCCGCTGCGATGACACAGACCGTTTCAGCGTCATGGCTGACGCGAAGGCATGGGCCAGAGAGATCGCCGCCAGCGCCGTGGAATGGTTCTATCGCCGCGAGCAGGCGCACCGCCTCGCCAATATCGCCCCTGCTTGGCTGGGTGCCCCGTCTGCGCTGGCGATCGGCAATCAGGACAAGATCGCATGGCCCCGCGTGACCGCCATCACGGCGGGTGACGGCATCGATCCTGCGCGTCTCAAGAAGGCCATCTTCCGCCAGACCCGGATCACCCATGTCGAGAGCGCCATGCAGATCGGGAGGGCGGCGTGACCATGGCGAATGTCATCGACCTGAACGCCTGGCGCCACAACCTCCAGATGGGGGACAAGGGGCCCAAGCGGAACCTGACCAACACGATCGCCCATCTTCGTGGGCTGCAGGGGCTCGGCAAGAGCCTGCGGTTCAACGAGATGACGCAGAGCATCGAGTGGAACGGCAAGCCGATCGAGGATCCCGATATCGTGGATATCCGGCTGATCATCGAGCGCAACAACTACCAGCCTCAGGACCGCGATGTACGCCCGGCGATCGACCGCGTCTGCCGCGAGAACAGCTACAACCCGGTCACCGATTATCTGAACGCGCTGAAATGGGACGGCACCGCCAGGCTCGAACGCTGGCTGCCCCATCTGCTTGGCGCGCCAGCGTCGGACTTCGTGCGCCTCGTCGGGCCCAAGGTGCTGATCAGCGCAGTCGCGCGCGCTTATGAGCCGGGCTGCAAGGTCGACACCGTTCTGGTGCTGGAGGGAGAGCAGGGGCTCAAGAAGTCGAGCGCGATCGCGGCGCTGTTCGGCGATGATTACACCGCCGAATCCGTCAGCCTGTTCGACCAGCACAACAAGATGGTCATGCAGATGATGGGGGCATGGTGCGTCGAGCTGGCCGAGTTCGTGGCCGTGATCCGCAAGGACATGAACGCGGTGAAGGGGCTGATATCGATGCGCTCCGATCGCGTCGTGCTGCCCTATGCCAAGATGGCCAGCACCCACCCTCGGCGCTGCATCTTCTTCGGCACGATCAACCCCGACAGCATGGGCTACCTGACCGACAGCACCGGCAACCGCCGCTATTGGCCGGTCACCGTCACCAAGATCGATATCGAGGGCATTCTGCGCAGCCGGGATCAGCTTTGGGCCGAGGCGGTGCATCGCTACCGCGCCGGCGAACGCTGGTGGCTGGAGGGAGACGAGAACAAGGTTGCAGCGTCGGAGCAGGTTGAGAGGCAGGAAGAGGACGCATGGGCGCCTATTCTGGACGGCAAGCTCTATGGCCGTTCAGAGGTCACCACCGACGAGGCTCTGACCGAATTGGGCATCCCGCATGAGCGGAAGGACAAGCGCTCGCAGATGCGTGTCGCCACCGCCCTTAGCCAGATCGGCTTCGAGCGCGGCACCCACAGGCCCGATGGCGGCGGCAAGCCCCGCAAGGTCTGGAGGCGCACATGATGCTGTCACCACCTCCTGTTACCACCGCGTTACCACCTCGGTTTGTTACCACCTCACCGAGCAATAATGTTGCGCAAACACGTTACCACCCCTCCTGTTACCACCCCCGTTACCTCTTAAAATCGGCAGGTGGTAACAAGGTGGTAACGCGCGGAAATCCGCCATTCTCTACCTATTGTTACCACCTTTTGAATGAAAGGGAGAAGAATAGGGAGAGTGGTAAAATACCGGGTTTCGCGTGCGTGCGCGGAGGTGGTTACAGATGAGCCCCCTCACCTCCTTCATCTGCTTCGTGCTGAAGAACCGGCCATCGCGCCAGGACGCCGGCAAGGAAGCTCGCCGCCTCAATCTCAGGATCGATTGGGCCCGCTATTATTTCGACACATTGGGAGCAGGACGATGACCCCCACCACCCTCCAGCAAGCCCGCGAGAACGTCGCGGCCCGGTATGCGCAGCCGTATCATCGGGCGGCAATTTTGCGAGGCGAATGGGACGCAGGCTCCCTCGTTCGGGATGAGATCGCCAAGGTTGAGGGGAGGAAGTGATGGGGAAACGCTGGCGCACACCAACCGCAAAGCCCGGCCAGATCAAGATCGCCTATGGCCGCATTGATCGCCACAACAACCCTGACCTGTGCGTCGCATGGGGACCGGGCACCGACATGAAATGCACCGGGCGGCTGATCATGGACGCGATCACGGAGAAGACGCTTCACCCGAAGTTCCCCGGTCCCGGCCATGAGTATCGGCCATCGTTGGTGGATGAGCTGGAAGCACGCGGCTTCGACATCACGACCTTGCGCATCACGATCGAGAAGAAGCCATGAACCCCCGCGCCGCCCGCCAAGCATCCGGCATGACCCGCAACGAATGGGCAAGGGCCATGGGGGTGTCAGTGCTGACCACCAAGAGATGGGAGCAGCACGGCAGCCGATACGCTCGATCGCCAACGCAACACCGCGTCGAGCGCATGGAGCGCGTGCTTACCGGCTGTGGGGTCGATTTGAGGGAGGTGGGGTTGTGAACAAGCTTGCCATCATCGCGGCTGTTGCTGGATTCGTCGTCGGCCGCATCCAGTTCGTCCAGCATGGACATATCCCGACGCTGCCAGAGCCGGAGGTCGATCACGATGTCGTCGCGTTCAGCACCGGCGATATGCGCGATGGAGATCCCGAGCTTGTGGAGCGCAATCTGTCATCGATCATGCTTTCAAACGCCTTCGGATGCGACATCGCGATCAGTCGCGACGGCGGACGAGCGCAATGGCTGGCTGATGGCGGGGAGCCTGACAGGGGCGGTTTTCTGGTGGTTCGCAGGGAGGATCGGGTATGAACGCTGTTGCTGTGATTGAGGCGGCGGTGCCTGCCTCGCCGCGTGAGGAATGGCTGAACAGGGGGAAGAACCTTGGTGCCGAACGTCGCGATGTAGATTGGCGTCTGGCGGACTGGCTTTCGGAGGGCAAGGCCGCTGGCCACCTCGATCAGGCCGGCTTCGACTTCCTCGCGGATAATCTGGGAATCGGCCCGGCCAAGCTGAAGCTGATCCACAAGGCTGCGGCGATCCCAACACACCTGCGCGACACCAGCCTGACGGTCGAGCATCACGCCCATGTCGCGGAACTTCCGGTGCAGGAGCAGATCGAACTGCTGACCGAGGCCAAGCGCCAGCACTGGAGCGATGATGACCTGCGCAAGCAGACGATCACGCGGAAGGTCGAGACGGGACGCGCGGCGATGTTGAGCCAGGAAGAATGGGACGACCTTTCCCGTATGCAATTCCTGCATGTCTGGAACCGCGCCAGCGTGGCCGCTCGGGAAGACATCGCTGAACTCGTATCCCAAAGCCACATGAGGTGCATCGATGCTTAATCACGGAGCACGCGGCGCGCATCGTCGCCCATCGTCCAAGCTGGTTCCGCCCCTGCCGCCGGAGTTCGCGCAGCAGTTCGTGGAAGGCGGATGGCGGCGCATCGAGCGGGTCTATGGCGCTCGCAATGATCTGGTGCGGAAGTGGATCGCCATGGCCGGCGGGGAGCGCGAGCTTAAGCGGCTGCGGCGTGAGTATATGGCTGGGAGGCGGAAGGGATGAGTGGAAAATCGAAACGATCCCCGAGAATGAACCCAGATAGCCGTTTCTCACCTGAAATAGTGGAAGAACTGCTGGAGCGCCTGCGAAATGGCGAAAGCATGAGGGCGATTTGCTCTGATGGCCGGATGCCAAGCCGTGAGGTGGTGAGGCAGTGGTCGGAGGGTGATGGCGAACTTGCCTTGGCCATTACGCGCGCACGAGAGATAGGGTATTTCGACCGGGCGGAGGCGGCGGTTGAGGCAGCGAAGACAGCGGAGGACGCGCAAAAGGGGCGGCTTGCCTTCGATGCTGAGCGATGGTTCCTCGGTAAGCTGTCCAAGGCATTCGCCGAAAAGGTGATCGTGCAGGGCGACCCACAATCACCACTGACGCACGAACACAAGATCGACATGACCGGCGCGCCCAAGGAAGTGCTGGAATGGCTGGCGAGGCAAAAGGTTGACGGCGATCCAGATTGATCAGGTGATCGAGGCCCGGCGCGAACTATGCAGGAGATCCCTAGCCTCGTTCGTCAAAATGGCGTGGCATGTCGTGGAACCGGGGCAGCCCTACGTCCACGGCCCGCATATCGATGTCGTCTGCGCCAAACTAGAGGCGGTGACGCGCGGCGAGGTGACGCGGCTGCTGATAAACGTGCCGCCCGGCACTATGAAATCCCTTCTGGTCAACGTGTTCTGGCCGATGTGGGAATGGGGACCGCAGGGCATGGCTTCGATGCGTACGGTGGGCGTCAGCCATGAGCAGGGATTGGGTGTCCGCGACAACCTCAAGTGCCGCCGCCTGCTACTGTCCCCATGGTTTCAGCGCCTTTGGCCGGCTGTTACTCTCCAGCGCGACCAGAGCGAGAAGATCAAGTTCGAGAACACGTCCACAGGCTTTCGCGAAGTCGCCACCCCCTCAAACATTACCGGCCGCCGGGGCGATCGTGTTGTCGTGGATGATCCCCTTTCCGCCGAGAACGCCAACAGCGAGGCGGAGCGCGAGAAGGTCAATCTCTGGTTTCGGGAAGCCCTGCCGACACGCCTCAACAATCCAGATCGTTCGGCAATTGTCGTGGTGATGCAGCGCCTCCATGAGCGCGACGTGGCGGGCATCATCCTCGCCATGGGTGGATGGGATAGCCTGATCCTCCCCATGCGGTTCGAGCCTGATCGAGCTGATCCGATGGACTGGCGAAAGGATGAAGGGGAACTGCTATTCCCTGACCGATTCCCAGAGCGCGTTGTCGCTGAACTGGAGCGTTCCATGGGCAGCTACGCCAGCGCTGGCCAGTTGCAGCAGCGCCCAGCCCCGCGTGAAGGCGGACTGTTCAAGCGGTCATGGTTCCAGTTCGTTCACGCCATGCCAACGGGCCATCGCCGCCGCGTCCGTGCATGGGATTTGGCGGCGACGAAAAAGGCGACCAGCAACAACCCGGACTGGACGGCGGGATTGCTCATGTCGCGCGGCGATGATGGCTCATTCCTGATTGAAGGTGTGGAGCGTCTGCGAGGATCGCCCATGGAGGTCAAGGCGTCGGTGAAGGGGAGAGCTGTCACTGACGGCCCGCTAGTGACGATCCGCATCCCGCAAGACCCAGGGCAGGCGGGAAAAGCGCAGGCAGAGGACTTTGTGCGCGACCTTGCGGGCTACCCGGTCAAGACGGTTCCACCAACTGGTGACAAGGCCACCCGCGCCACCCCGGCAGCAGCGCAGGCAGAGGCGGGTAACCTGTCCATCCTTGTGACGGGAGACCCGGCGCAGGACGCATGGATTGAGCCGTTTCTGGCAGAGGTAACGATGTTCCCCGGCGCGGCGCATGACGATCATGTTGATGCCATGTCCGACGCGCTGAACGAACTGGCGATGAAGAAGGGCAGCGCCTTCGACGTGCTTTAGCGTCCGTAGCGATAAGCGGCCCCTCCCCGCACCGTCGCAAGCATGGGAACCGTGACGCGCCTCTGGGATGGCCTGGCCAACGTTTTGACCGGGCGCGGCACGACAGTCGACCGCTCAGCGCACAACTTCTGGATGCGCCGGTTCACCACCCCCGAGCAGATCGAGAGCGCCTATCTCGGCTCCTGGCTGCATCGCAAGATCGTGGACATCCCCGCGCAGGACATGACCCGCGCCGGCCGCGATTGGGACGCGTCGGACGACCAGATCAGCGCCATCGAGAAAGAGGAAAAGCGCCTAGGCTACTGGCCCAAGCTGTATGAGGCGCTGACCCTCGGACGCCTCGGCGGCGGCGCTATCCTGATCGGCCTTGGCGACGATCCGACCAAGCCCCTGCCTGCCTCGATCCGGCCTGGCCAGATCCGCTACCTGTCCGTCCTCTCGCGCTGGCAGTTGTCGCTTGGCGAAATGGAGACGGACCCGGAGAGCGACAACTTCGGCCAGCCCCGCTATTTCCGCCTGTCGGGCACAGGGCGCCAAGTCGATATCCACCCCTCGCGCGTCGCCGTATTCAAGGGGTTGCCCATCCCCGCGATCCGCATGACATCGTGGGAGGATAACTTCTGGGGCATGTCCGTCGTGGAAGCCTGCGACGAAGCTGTTCAGCAGGCCACCACCGCCTGCGCCGGCTTCTCCGCGCTGATCGATGAGGCCAAGATCGACGTGTTCCGGTTCAACGGAACGGTCGACCAGCTCAGCCAGCCCGATGGCGAAGCGAAGCTGATGAAGCGCGTGGAGCTGACCAATACGGGCAAGAGCGTCCATCGCGCGGTCATTCTCGACAAGGAAGACGAGTGGGAGCAGCGCCAGCTTTCGCTGGCTGGTATGCGCGATGTCATCACCACCTACGACGGCCGATGTGCCGGCGCCGCTGACATGCCGGCGGTGCGCCTGTTCGGCAAATCCCCCGATGGTATGAACGCCACCGGCGAAAGCGACCTTGCCAACTATTTCCAGGGCGTCGGCGCCAAGCAGGACATGCAGCTTCGCCCGCCCATGCAGCAGATCGATGCGGTCATGCTCCCGTCCGCCGGCGTGCCCGCCGATCTGCCGTGGACCTTCTCGACGCTCATGGTGCTGACGGAGCAGCAGGCGGCTGAGATCGAACTGAAGGAAGCCCAGGCTCTAGAAAAGATCGTGGGCCTCGCGCTGGTCCCCGAATCCGCGATGGCAAAGACGGTGCAGAACCGCCTGATCGAGAGCGGGCGCTGGCCGGGGCTGAAGAAGGCGATCGAGGAAGCGGAAGCTGCCGGCGAAGAATTGCCTGAGGGCGACGAAACCGAGCTGGGCATTGTGCCGGTCGGATCGGAAGGAGGTGATCGGACTATCTCGCGTGCAGGCGGGCAGTCTGGAAGTAGCTTGCCCGCCCGCCGTGCTGTGAATGATGCCGCGACCTGGCTATCCGACGCCACACCACGCCCGCTCTATGTCCAGCGCAAGCTGCTGAACGCCGCCGACCTGATCGCGTGGGCCAAGGACAATGGCTTTGCCACCACCCTGCCCGCCAGCGACATGCATGTGACAGTCCTGTATTCCCGCAGCCCGGTTGACCCCATGAAGATGGGCCGCGACTGGCGCGAGGACGAGAAGGGCCAGATCATCGTTCGCCCCGGCGGCCCGCGCGTCATCGAGAAGTTGGGCGAGAACGCCGTCGCGCTTCGGTTCGCCTGCCCCGATCTGGACTGGCGCCACAAGGATATGATCGAAGCCGGCGGTTCGCATGACTGGCCGGAATATGCGCCGCATGTGACGATCAGCTACACCGCGCCCAAGGGTGTCGACATCGATGCGCTCAAGCCGTTCAACGGCGCGCTGCGGTTCGGGCCTGAGATTTTCGAGGCGCTCGATCTGGATTGGAAGTCGAAGATTGCGGAGGCCTGACGGTGGCCTACAACCTGACCAGGATGGCGCGACAGGCTGGCAAAAGGCGTGACGTGGTATTGCGCCCCATCATCCCGACCCAAGCCGCCGCGACCGACCTCGCCGCGATCTACGCGCCCGCCTGGCAGATATGGGCCGACAACATCGACCGCATCCTTGCCGGCTATGACCCGCAGCCTCTCCCCACCGCTGACACCCTGACCGTCGACACCGTGGATCAGGTACAGGCGGCCATCAGCAGCGTGGCGCAGGAGTTCCTGACGTTCCTCACCGCACGGATCGCGCCGGGGCTGCGGCAGTGGGCTGTGCGTAGTGAGCGGGTGCACCGTTCTAAATGGTCGGCGGCGATCAAGGCAGGCGTGGGCGTCGATCTCGACCTGATCCTTTCCGCGCAGCCGGTGGAGGAGACGTTGGGGACATGGTTGGCGCGTAATGTTGCCTTGGTAACGAACGTGTCGGATCAGGCCCAAGGACGCATCGCTGACGCCGTGTTCCGGGGCTATGAGCAGCGGACGCCGGTGCGTGAAGTCGCGAAGGAAATTCGCGAGGCGACGGGTATGGGGCGCGACCGGGCCATCCGCATCGCCAGCCATCAAAATTCATCCCTGTCAGCGGCGCTGGACACGGAACGGCAAGCAGAAGCTGGATTGGATTTCTTTAAGTGGCGCCATTCAGCCAAGCGCTTCCCGAGGCAGGATCACCTTGCCAGAGACGGAAAGATTTATAACCTGCGGACGGGCAAAGAACGCGACGGGTCTGGACAGGTTGCTGCAGATGATAGGCCCGGCATGAAGCCATTTTGTGGATGCCGCGCTCAAGCCTGGATACCAATCCTGTCAGATATTGAATAGCTCCCGTCCGTAGAGCCTAGCCAAGACCATGCGGCACACCCGCCCCATGGTGCTATTCTCCGACGCCCTGACCCTCGACGCGCCCCGCCGGACTTCTGACGGCTACATGGCTGTGCGGGCAAAGGCGGCTCGCACCGGCGTCTACCAGTATACCGGTCGCGAAGTAGACCCGAACAACGAGCACGGGCTGCGCGACCAAGCCATCGTTAACGTGCTGCGTGACGAGGCCGCTGTGTTCGACGAGCGCGCGGTTCGCAGCTTCATCGCCAAGCCGATCACCGACGACCATCCCCGCGAGGCGGTGAACGCGAGCAACTGGCGCGATCATGGCCGTGGCATCGTCATGGGCGCCGTACGGGACGGCGACCACCTCGCATTTGACCTCGTTCTGATGGATGCGGGCACGATCTCAAAGGTTGAGGCGGGCAAGGCCGAGCTCTCCAATGGCTATGCCGCCACACTTGAGTTCGGCGACTTCGCTGGCCCCGCTGGCGAGAAGTGCCAAGCGCGGCAGGCCGCAATCGTCGGAAACCATGTCGCAATCGTGGACCGTGGCAGGGCCGGTCCGTCGTGCCGCATCGGCGATGCCGCGATCTGCGACGCGTTGCCTATCGCGTTGCAGGATGGAGCGAAAGAGGCCGCCGCATGGCTCAAGAAGGCTATAGCGCTCCACGAGAAACACATGAACGGCTCTGCCCCGACTACCGGCAAAGAGGGCGAGAAGAGTCAGATGCTCATGATGGAGCAGATGAAGAACGCGCTGGCCGAACTTGGGGGCGGCGACGCCAAGTCCGGCGAGACCGGCATGAAGATGGACGTTTACCCCTTCCACATCCTTGAACAGGAGAAGCCTGTGAAGACCATGTTGATCGACGGGCTGACCGTCGACGTGTCCAACGCCGATACGGCCGAGGCCACGATCAAGACCCTCATCACTGCCCGCGATGCGGCGAACGGCAAGCTTTCCAGCCTCGAAACGCAGGTCGTCACCCTGACGACCGACAAGGCGACGCTGGAAAAGCAGGTCAAGGAACTGACCGACGCCAAGCCGACCCCCGCTCAGTTGCGCGACGCTGCCAAGCAGTTCTCGCAGGTGGTCGAAAAAGCCAAGGCGCTCGGTATTGCGGTCACGGATAGCATGGACGAAGCGGCCATCATGAAGGCGGCCGTCACCAAGCATGTCGGTGACGCGGCCAAGGATTGGACCGACAAGGATATCTCCGTGTCCTTCGCCACCCTCAAGGCCGCAGACTCGTTCGACCCGCTGCGCCAGGGCATCATCGACAACGCCGCTCCCGGCGCAGTCATCAACATCGCCAACATCCGCGACGCCGCCCGCGCCGCGAGCAACCGCTAAGGAGGGCTGAACCATGGCTGTCAATCAGGACACCTACACTGACATGCTGGCGCCCGCCTATGCGGGTATGGTCGCGAACGGCGAAACCAGCAATCGTATCTCGCGCACCTGCGAGGACTCGGCCGGCATCCCGTTCGGCGTGCCGGTCTATCGCGGTGCAGGCGATCATGGCTGCACCCGCACCCCTAACGCCTTCCTGCTTGGCATCACGATCGCGCATGAAGCGCTCGGGCTGCTAACCGGCCAGACCGCCGATCGCTACCAGCAGTATGACAATGTGGCGATCCTTCCGCTGGGCGTGATCTGGGTCGTCGCAGGCGAGGCCGTCACCGATGGCGCGCCTGCCTATGACACCGGCTCCGCCATTGTCGACACCGTTGGCTCGAACACTGCGCTGACCGACTGGCAGTTCGACATCACCGGCGCCAACGCCGACCTCGTCAAGCTCTCGCGCCGTTAAGGGGGACATCATCATGCTCATCAATTTCTCTGACGCAACCGGGGGCATGTTCAAGGATGCCGCCTCCTTCCTCACGGCCGACGCCTCCCAGCAGCAGATCGCCTTCGATCGTTGGGCGGCCTATGACGCCGAAATCGCGCGCACCTTCGGTGACAAGGCGGATCAGTTCTACGTCGATGCCCAGATCGGCCGCGCGTTCCTGACCCCGCAGCTGTTCCGCATCGAGACGCAGGTCTACATGCGCCGCTATCCCAACGCGGATCTCAACGGCCTGATCCCCATCAACACCGATGGCGATATGTGGGATGTCGGCACCGTGTTCTACAGCATGGACGAAGTCGGAAAGGCCGAGTTCCTGAGCGGCAAGGGCTTCGATATGCCCTATGCTTCGACGCTGATGGACCAGAAGAGCCGCGGTTTCCACCTGGCCGGCATCGGCTATGAATGGTCGACCCAGGAACTGCAGCGCGCCGCCAAGCTGGGCCGCTCGCTGCCGACCGATAAGGCCGGCGCAGCGCGCAAAGCTGCGCAGTTCTTCAAGCGTTCGGTCGCCATGACCGGGCGCACCCCCGGCGCCGCCACCTCCGAAAAGGGCTGGACCGGCTTCACCAATGATCCGAACGTGCCCGCATCGAACGTGACGGCGGACGGCACCGGTTCGACCACGACCTGGGCCACCAAGTCGCCGGATCAGATCAGCCGCGACATCTGGGCTGCCGTCAATCTGGTCGAGACGCAGACCAAGGAAACGCACACCGCGACCGTCGTGGGCCTGCCCACCCAGAAGCTGCGCTACATTGAGCAGACCCGCATGACCGATGGTTCGGGCACCATCCTCGACTTCATCCGTGGCAATCGCGACGGTGGCGACAACATCACCTTCAAGCCGATCCGCGAGCTGGCAGGCGCGGGCGCTTCGGGCACCGACCGCATGGTCGCGTTCGATAGCTCGGAAGAAGTTGTGCAGTTCCATCTGCCCGGCGATCACGAGTTCCTGCCGGCGTTCCAGAAGTCGTCCATGACCTACGAGGTCGGCGGCATCATGAACATCGGCGGCACCGAAGTCCGCCTGCCCAAGGCAATGACCTACAAGGATGGTATCTGACCATGGCGAAGATCACCAACTATGCGCGCGGTTCGCGCGGCATCACCCTCAAGGATGGTTCGATCGTCTGGCTCGATCCGGGGCAGTCGGCGGACATCAAGAAGGACGATATCGCTGGCCCGCTGCCTGATCTGGGCCGCGAACCGGAAGAGCCGGTCAGCAACGACGATGAGGTGAGCGCCCTCACCGCACAGGTCGCCGACCTCACCAAGCAGGTCGAGGCCCTGACGACCGAGCGCGACGGCCTGGCGAAGGACAAGGAAGACCTCACCAAGCAGGTCGAGGCCCTGACGAAGCCGGCCGACACGAAGAAGTAACCGCATCCTCCGGGGGCAAACGGGGCCGCTGCTTCACGGCGGCGGCCCATTCTTTTGGGGCAAGGTATGGGACGACGACCTGCAAATGCTGATCCGGCTACTGTTCGGGGAATCTGCATTGATTGCCTTGCCCGGCCGCAATCGCCAAAGACCAAGACAACGTTTAGGCCACGTTGTAGGCCATGCCATGAAAGGCGCTTCCCACGGAAGACGAGGTGGGTCCGCCCGCCTGGCTTTGCAAGAAGGGCATATCAGCGGCACCGCGGTTCAGCGTGCGAGAAATGCGGCTTTATCGCTGAGCATCCTTGCCAACTCGATGTTGATCACATCGACGGAGATCACGGCAACGATTCGCCAGATAATCTTCAGACGCTTTGCGCCAACTGTCACCGCTTGAAGTCGCACAAAAGCCGAGATTATGTGCAGAAGTCTCGGCGGCGGCCCTATTCGTAAGGACTGACCCATGGCTTACACCCCGCCGACGAAGGCGACGTTCATCGGAATATTCCCGGCCTTCGCTGCGGTGACGGACGAGGTCTATGCCTTCTGGTCGGCGCAGGCGGTGCTGATCACCGAGCCGCTGGAATCCTGCCTTGGCGCGCGTATGGACCTCGCGACCATGCGGGCAACGGCGCACTACCTGACGCAGGCCGGTATTGGGACCGGGACCGAAAGCCAGATGGCTGCGGAAGGCGCGAGCGGGTTCAAGAGGATCAAGTCGGCATCGATCGAGCTTGAGCGCTTCGATAGCGGAAGCACCGAGGACATGGGAGATTGGGGCACGACCAGTTACGGCCAGCAACTCTACCCCATGCTCAAGGGCTGCCTCACCGGCCCGCGAGTGACCGGAACCGGCGCCGTGATCGGCGGCTGCGGATTCAACGGGTTCGCTGGCCCCCTGCCCTATGGGAGGTGCTGATGGGGTTGTTGGACGGCGGTATCGCAAGCATCTTCGGCGCGGCGCTGGGCGGGCTATACCTGCCTGCCACGCTGCATGTGCCTGGCACGCGCACCGACGATGAAGAGGGCAATATCTCCTATGGCCCTGAAACGGATATCGCCTGCCGCGCACAGATGGATGCCGCGACCTGGGCGATGCGCCAGAGCGAGGGGTTCAGCGAAGGCGATGTGCGGATTATCATCCTGACCGCCGGGCTTGGGGTGAAGGTGACGACTGACTGTCAAATCACCTTCAGCGGCAAGCGGTGGATGGTAGGGAGCGCCGATCTGGATGCGGCCAGCTCGCATTGGGTTTGTCGGGGGCGGGCGGCATGATCACTGTTTTGATCCGCCTTCTCGCTCAAGCGAAACGGCGAGCTTTTCGAAAAGTCGACCAAGCCCGCGAGCCTCATCAGCGGTTAAAATCGCGCGCAGAGTTCGCCTTGGAGGCCGCAAGCTCCCATCAGATGCGAGTGGCACATACTCGATGTCTGCCAAGCCAATGGGATATCGAACCTGCACTTCTAAGCCGCCGATCTTCACGACTTGAATTTCGCCTTTCTTGTCTTCCGCCATCCGTCATTGCCCTCGCGATTCGAGATCTCCCATCCTGCGAGCGCGGCGACGGAGAGTCGAATCCGGGGCGGGCGGCGTAGTGGCGAAAATAGGAGGCATCAATGAATAAACGCAGCCCGCTCCCAGCGTCGTTCCGGCTCATAAATTGGATCTCTCCGCTACTCCTACGGCTTGGTTTCCGCGTCCAATTCACTCGCGAGGTAATCGATGAATATGTAGATGGAATAATCTACCGACATCCTGGTAAAGTAGCATGGAAGATATCGAGACCCGCCATGATGGAAATTTCCAAGGGCGAGCGGATCAATCTGACGGGGCGAGGCAGTGGTTAAGATCACCGGCCAGAAAGCCCACAAGGCCCGCCTCAAGCGCATCCGTGGCGCTGCGATGATCGCTGAAGTTGGCAAAGCCATCTACACTGCGGGCGACCTTCTCACCAAAGAGGCTCAGATCAGCATCACGACCGGCGCTGTCAGCGGCAAAAACCACGTCGCTTCAGATCCTGGCGATGCTCCGAACAATGACACCGGCTATCTTGCCAACAACATCCGCACCTACAGGACGGGGGCACTGACCGCTGAAAGCTCATCAGAGGCCGAATACTCGGCTGCCCTAGAGGGCGGTTCAGAGCGAAAGGCGGGCGTGTCAGCCAGATCGTTCGCTGGAAAGACTTCGCCATATGGCCCATCGAAGGCAAAGCAAGGCCCAGTCAGGGTCGAGTTCGGAGACTCGTCAACTGCGGCGCGCCCGTTCATGCAACCTGCAGCCGACAAGACCCGCCCCAAAGCCCAGCGCCTCGTTCAAGAGGCTGTCAAGCGGGTGGTGAAAGGAGGCACGCTATGAGGGTGAAGTTCACCGCCGATTACGACCACAAATGGCCATCGCGGGCCATGACGTTCTTCCCCGCTGGATACGAGGGGACAGTCAAGCGCGAGGTCGGCGAACGCGCCATCGCGAAAGGCAGGGCGACAGAGGTTAAGCGCCGTGGTAAGGCTGGGGCCAATGGCGAAACCCCCGAGATTTCCAACAGCCGACGAGGTGGACGAGTGGCTGGATCAAACGATGCTCCTGATGTGGGGGCCGTCGTTCTCGATCCGCAGGTGGATGGGGCCGGATAACGATGACGACGCTGGACCCATCCCTGTCGGTCAGGGGCAAGATCATCGCGAGCCTCAAGGCTGACGCGCAACTGACCGCGATCGTGCCGGCGACGCGGATCTATCCTGGCAAGCCGCCCGCTTCACCCGTGTTCCCATTCATCCGCGTGCCCATGCTGATCGGCACCGTGGCTGAGCTGGACGGCGGCGGTGGCTCGGAGCAGTCGGGCGTGATCCATAATTTCACAAAGCTTTCTGCTGACGTTCCTGATCCAGAGGCCCAAGCCGCAATCATCAACAGCCATATCGTGCGGATACTTAGCCAGATCGATGATGTTCATCTTGGCGATGGAGAATCGCTCGGCGTCCACGCGACCCAGACGCAGGTGATCGAAGACGGCGCCGAGGCTGATGCCTATCACGGCATGGTGACCGTGCGCGCCACCGCCACCTAGCGTCCGTAGAGCGCCAGCCTCCTCCCCCATAGCCTGCCCGCAAATCCTCGCTGGAGTTGCGGAATGGCCTATACCGACAAGCTGAAATCGACGCGCGTCTATATCGCGATGGGCGATGGCGCGACGCCGACAGAAGTCTTTGCGCCGATGTGCGGCATCAATACCAAGGGCTTCCAGCAGACCCGCGCGACGAACGACACCGTCGACTGGGACTGCGCCGATCCCGATGCTTCGCCGATCACGGTTCGCAATATCGGCGCGAAAGACTGGACCATCACCGGCTCGGGCCTACTGCACCGTTCGCTTCTGGCCGATCTCCAGGCCGCGTTTGACAGCGGCAATCCGACCAATTTCCGATTCGTGTTTGATGAAGCAACCGGCAACGAGGTGATCGACGGCTTTTATGCAGGCCCCGGCATCGTTACCGACTTTAACATCACCGGCAACAACGGCGAATATGTAAACATCAGCATCACGATCAGCGGCGCAGGCCCGGTCGCGTTCGTCGCCAACCCCTAACCCCTCCATCTGCCAGCGAACCTTGAGGGGCGGTCGAAAGGCCGCCCTTATTCTATTTCATCCAAGAGTGGGATCCACGCTTGCCAGCGGCATCCGCATTGGTCTGGATGCTCACACTCGGCTGGAGGCAACGCAGAGGCGACCGCAATTCGGGCCACTTGGCCGTCCATTCTCCTTGAATAGCTGCAGTGGCCTGCTGCCATCCCGCCAAAGCGGAATTTGACCTGTGCGATCCCGGCGTCACTGGCCCTGCGCATGTCCGCAACGCAAGACAGGGCGCAGTTGCACGGCTTTATAACTTCAAACCAGGTATCTTTGGGGGATCCCCTTCCCCATATTGCAGCGAGAGCGACGAACTCTGGGTCTCTCCAAACGTCCCTCGCAATTCTCCCGTGGTTGCGAATGATCAAGTCAATCACTTCGTCAGTAGCATCACAGATGCCAGATCCTTCCAAGCGGCGACGTATGACATCGGCATCTGATGGGAATTCTGACTCGGTCCCATGTTTCTTGGGCGGAGGGGATGCGCCGCGTTGATTCACGCCAAGTATCGTTCTCAAAAATCCGAACACGGTTAAAGCCCGCAGGATTTAACTATGCCGGCCCCGATCGCAATTATGATCGCCAAACCAACAGCGCCCCTGATGCGCGAAAACTTGGTGGCCGTTGCGATTTCGTCCTTGGTGAATTCGGTATGGCAATAGGGGCACACGCGCGCCTGCGTATCAATTCGCTTCATGCATTGCGTGCATTGTTTCACGATCGCGCTTCCCTTGCCGTCCGTAGAGCAGGCCGATGGTTCGCACATAGCGTTCTCTCATGCAAACCGAGATCGCCCTGCCCTTCGCCAATGGCGAATATCTGTTCCGGTTGCCTATCAAGCGCATCATCGAAATCGAGGAAAAGGCCGGACCGATCGACCTTGTGAAGCATCGCCTTATGCACGGCGGCTGGTCGATCCATGATGTGGTCGAAACGCTTCGCCAAGGCCTCATCGGCGGGGCCAAGGGCGAAGTGAACGGCAAGGCGATCGATGTGACGGCCCTGCGCGCGAACAGCCTGATCGAGAATTATGTCGACGGCCACGCCCTGGCCGAACATCACCTGACCGCCAAAGCCGTCATTGCCGCGCTCTACGTCGGCTATGCGCCGGCCCAGCAGGCTAAAAAAAAAGCCCCGGTGAAGCGTCCGAGCCGTCGAAAATCGACTGGGGCCTCGTCCTCCACAACTGCCGAACCCTCGGGCTTAGCCTGAGCGATGCGGAGGCCATCACCATGCCGGAATATGCCGCGCTGATCCATCATCACGAACTGGCCAATGAAGACGGCGAGGAAGCACCTCCGTCCGCCGATGACGTGAGCAGCATGTTCCTGCGCATGGAGCGCGCTGGTATCGGGAAGATCCACTGATGTCTGGGATCACCGCTGATCGCGTCGTCGTCGAGCTTGAGGCCCGGCTTGATCGATATGAGGCCAATGTCGCGCGGGCAGAAGCGAAGTTCGACAAGGCAATGTCCGGCATCCAGAAAAGCGCTGGCGTAACCGAGGCTTTTGTCAGCAGGGCGGCCGGGATCATGTCGTCTGCGCTCGCTGGTGTCTCGGTCATTGCGCTGACCCGCCAGTTCCTGACGCTGGCTGATGAGGCGAAGAAGCTCGACGCGACGTTGAAGCTTGCCACGCAGGGCTTCGGATCGTTCGGCCAGGCGCAGAAGGATGTGAACCGGATCGCCAATGACACTCGGTCGGGCCTGTCCGAAACCGCCTCGCTCTATGCCAACTTTGTGCGCGGGGCCAAGGAGCTTGGCGGCACTCAGGCGGAAGCGGCGCGCGCCACGGAGACGTTTTCAAAGACGCTCAAGATCAGTGGTGCCGACGCCAATCAGGCCGCGTCCGCAACCCTCCAATTCGGCCAGGCGCTTGCGGCCGGTGCGCTGCGTGGCGACGAGTTGAACAGCATCCTTGAGGCGTCCCCGCGCCTCGCCCGCCTGCTGGCGGAAAGCATGGGCCAGCCTATCGGCCAGATCAAGCAGTTGGGCGAAGAGGGCAAGCTGACCTCCGACAAGCTGCTGAAGGCGCTCACCGACCAAAAATTCACCGCCGGGATTGACGCTGAGTTCAATCAGTTGCCGGTCACATTCAGCGACTCGATGACGCGCATTTACAATGCTGCACTCACGACATTCTCCGCCTTCGATCAGGGCGGTGAGTTCTCTTCCATGTTGGCTAGCTTCTTCGGCGAAAGCGCAGATGGCTTTGCCGGAATGGAGGATTCCGCGTTTGATGCCGGCGCCGAAATCCGCGCCACATTCGCGGGCCTGAAAGATGTATTCCAGCCTCTTATCGACGGCGCATTCGCTGCATTCGACCAAATCGAGGGTCGTGCAAACTACGCACGCGATAGCATCGCAAACATTCTCAGGCTGGTCGATAATGTCGACAATACCCTAATCGGGATCGACAATTTTGGGCGCCGCTTTGACAACAAGGTAAAGTCCACCATCAACGAGGCTGCGCGGCGCGCAGGCAATACTGGCGGCGAGTTTTCGATGACTCCGCTCGCTAAAGAGGCGGACCGCGCTGGGCAGTTTCTCAAGGCGTTCAACCAGTCGATGGCAACATCGCAGGGCGAGCGGGCAGAAGATCGTTTCCGTAAAATGGTCGGCGGGACCGATGTCCTTGGCAATCCATTGCCCGGAACTCCTGCGGCTGGGCGAGGCACGCCTACAGCCACCCCAGCAACCTCCAGTAACAAGAAGACCAAGGCGCCGCGCTCCCCCCTCAACCCCGAAGCATTCGCGCGGGAGGAGGCCCAGCTCAACAACGAAATCCTGCGCCTAAAGACGGTCGAACTGACCAACGCAGAAGATCGCGCCAAGGTCGAACTGCAACGCATAGACGCAAACAAGGCAGCAGCTATCGCCGACGTTCAGTCCGACAAGCGCTATACCGACGCACAGAAGGCGAAGATCATAGCGCTGACCGAGACTGTTTCCGCCCTAGAGGCTGGGAAGGTCATCTATGAGCGCGACGTTCAGACCGCGCGAGAAGCGCTAGACCTCAAGGTCAACGACCTGCGCAATCAGCAGGACGTGCTGCGCGCCCAGAGCGACATCGCAAGCACCCGCGAGCAGCGGCGCGATATCGAACTGCGCCTCCTCGATCTAGCGTACCAGCAGGAGCGCGCCGAGCTGGGCGCGGTGATCGCCAGCAAGGATGCCAGCGACGCGCAAAAGAAGATCGCTCAGGCACGCCTTGATACGCTCGGCCAGATGCAGCAGGCCGAAACCGATGGCGTCAACCGCCAGTATGAAGGCCCGCTGGCCCGCTATCGCCGCCGCATGGACGAAACCAGCACGCAGGATCAGGTCGAGGAACTGATCACGCAGGAGCTGGACTATGTGCGTGACGGCATCCGGGACAGCATCACCAAGCGGTTGGGGGTGAAAGACCCGTTCCTGGCTGGCATCATCGACATATTCATCCAGCAGAACATCATCAAGCCACTGGCGAATGCCCTCAATCAGCAGGGCGGGATCGGCGGGTTGCTCGGCTCCCTCGGGAAGATCATTTCTGGTGGCAGCACGCCCGGCGGCGGCGAAACCGGCACCGGCGTTGGCTTCGCATCCGGTGGCTCGGGCATCCTGGGCGGTCGCGGCGGCACCGATCGCAACACCCTGTCGCTGAACGGGCGGCCGATCGCGAACGTCACGCGCGGCGAGACGCTGAGCGTGGGCAGCAAGGCTATCCGCGCTGGCGGCGGCAGCCAGCCCACCGTCTATGCGCCGCAGTTCAACCTGGCTGGCGCGGTCGTCACCGCTGAACTCTATGCCGACATGGAGCGCATTTCCCGCGATAGTTCTGCGCGCGCAGCGGGTGCGGCCTATGCGCAAAGCCAGCAGTCGATGCCGGGCACCCTCAACAAGTTCACGCAGTTGAAGGGCGGTTGATGAACGAGTCCTTCGGCATCCGCATAGCCTCCGATCCCCCGGCCCGGCTCTGGGGTGGCTTTGGCGACCTCGAAATCCCCGCCGACATCGTGGAGGACGCGCCGGCCATCTACCTCGGTGGCGGCGAGCTGCTCAACGCGCCCGACTTCGAAATCCCGATCAACGGCCAGGCCGAGCGCATCGATATCCGCCTGTCCGGGGTCAGCGCGGAAGTCCTCGCCATCGCGATCGGCGAAGCGGCATCCGTGAAAGGGGCCAAGGTCCATTTCGTCCGCTTCTATTTCGATGAGGACTGGCAGCTGGAAGAGGTCGAATATGACAATGTGTTCCGCGCCGACAAGCTGACCTTCAGCAGCGAGGAAACCGACGAAGGTCGGTCGCGGGTGCTGACCCTCTCGATCGCCACCGAGGACACTGATCGCAACCGGTCGCCGCAGGCCTATTGGACCGACGCTGACCAACGGCGCAAGTCGCCCACTGACGCCATCTTCAGCCATGTCGCCCAGATTTACCAGGGCGTGTTGCGCCGGTTCGGGCCGCGCTGATGGAGCTTGGCGAATATCTCCGCGGCCGGCGGCCGGCATGGGACTGGCAGACGCACGACTGCTCCCGCTGGCTCGACCGGTGGTTGGTCCTTCGTGGCCACGCCAGCGCCATGGACGCGACCGGCATAGCCTATGACAGCGAGCGAAGCGCTATTCGCACCATCGTGCGCGGCGGCGGGCTTCTGCCGCTCTGGCAGCGCGGCATGGAGGCAATCGGCCTACCCGTGGTCGATGAGCCGCAAATGGGTGACGCGGCGATCCTGAACGCACCCACCGACGACGGCCACAACCGGACGACCGGCATCTGGACCGGGCAGCGCTGGGCCAGCGTCCATCGCCATGGCCTGATCTGCGCGCCCGGCGATCCTTTGATGATCTGGAGGGTTTGATGGGCGGCGTCGTCAGGGCGATCGTCTCGCCGCTCAGCATCATCGACAGGGATCTTGGCCGCCTGTCGCTTCAGATCGTGGCCATCGGCGCCGCCTTCATTCCCGGCGGCCAACCGATCGCCGCCGCCGCCGCGCTGGCGCTCGCCGTCCTCTACAAGCCGAAGGGGCCGAAGCCCGAGCAGCAGGAGCGGTCAATCAAGACGCCCGTGCCGCCCCGTGTGTCCGCCTATGGTCGGGTGCGTCTCTTCGGCGCCTATATCCTGTACGTCACGAACGAAGATGGCTATGCGGTCGATGTCTGGGCTTTCCATGATGGCCAGCTCGACTTCATCGAGCGCATCTATCTCGGTGACAAGCAGGTCAAGCTGAACGGCAGCGGCTTCGTCATTGCCCAGGACGATGGCGAGTTTGGCGACGGCGACACCATCAAAATAGGGACGAGGCTCGGCTTGCCCACCGAAACCGCCTTTGCCGAGGCCATCGCGCGGCTGCCTGGCATCTGGACGAGCAACCATCGCGGCGATGGCGTGGCGACCGGCTGCATGATCTCCAAGCCGGTCAAAGCCAAAAACTATAACGACGTCTACCCGACCGGCGGGCCAGATGCGAATGCCATGTCGATTGTGGCGCGTGCCCAGTTGGTCTTCGATTGGCGCGACCCGGCACAGGACATCGATGATCCGTCGACATGGAAATGGTCGGACAACGCGGCACTTGCCATCGCTCACTATTACCTCGTCCGCAACAACAAGGATTGGGACACACATTTCGCGCCCACCCTCGCCTACTGGACCGCCTTCGCCGATGACTGCGATGTCCCGATGGAGGTCTATCACGGCGCCGGCGTCTTCGTGGATGACGCAGATTCCGGTGACACCAGCTTTGAGCTGACCAGCATTGAGGGTCTGACGCCAGGCAAGACCGTGACGCTCGCGGCCTATGGCGTCGACAAGGTGGTCGCATCTGTCAGCGGCAACACCGTCACCCTCACCTCTTCGCTGGGCGACGATTACAAGGCCGGCACGGTCCTGCGCTGGATCGGCGGCGGGACGGAGCCGCGCTATCGTGTCGCCCTGGCGCACAAGCACACCGATGCGCACAAGGTGACGCTGGGCAACCTGCTTGCGGCCTGCGACGGAATGGTGACGACGCGCGCGGATGGCGCGTTGGTCCCGTGGTCCGGTCGCTATGTCGAGCCTGGTCCCGATGACCTGATCGGCCCCGGCGAGATCGTCACATGGTCGATGGACGACGGGATCGTTGACGAGGATCAGGCCAATGTCGTCGCGCTGACCTACCTTTCTGCAGACCACAATTTCACGACCGTGCCGACGAGCGACTGGCGCGACGAGGATAGCATCGATGAGGTGGGCGAGAAGCCGACTTCGTTGGAGAATGCCGTCCCAAGCCACGCGCAGGCTGGCCGGCTGGCGAAGCGCCTACTCGACAAGACCATGGCCCCGAAGCGCGGCACGATCGCGACCAACCCCAAGGGCCGGAAGATCAGGGGCAAGCGCTTCATCCCTCTCCATATCGAAGAGGCGGGGACCGTCTTCTATTCCGGCCCGGCGGAGATCGTGCGGATCAAGCGGACGCAGACCGGCGTCCAGTTCGATTGGGTGCGCGCGAACCCCAACATTGACGCCTGGAACGCCGCGACAGAGGAAGGTGAGCCTGCGCCTGTTGGCGCGCGGCCGGCAGTTGTGCCGCTGCCTACGCCAACGATCACCGACGCTGAGGCCGAGCTGGGCGACGGCGGCAGCGATGCGCGCGTGCGGATCACCGTCGACGGCTTCGACCGGGACGACGTGACATGGTATGCCCGATGGCGCATCACCACCGACACCACATGGAACGAGCAGGAATATTCGGACATCGATCCCGGCCCGGCGGCGGTCCTTCTTTCCAGCCTGGTGCCCACCGATGTCAGCATTGATGTCGCGGTCGCATATGCCGTTGGCGATGGCCGGCGGTCTGAATGGTCTGCCATGTGGTCGGTCAGCACGTCTACCGCATCGCTGGCGCCGTCACCTCCATCGATTGTGACTGGCACGGGCGGAGCAGGGACGGCTTTGATCGAATGGACAAACGCCACATCGGCGAACCTGTCCTATAGCCGCGTATATCGCAACAGCACCAACACCATAGTCGGAGCCACTTTGGTCAGCGGCGACCTAGCTTCTCCCGCTGGGGCAACGCAGGACTTCACGGACACGGTAGCGGCCGGGACATATTATTATTTCGTGCGCGGGTTCAGCGCCTCGGGCGCGCAATCTGGTGCGACTGGTAGCGGGGCAGTGACTGTCTCGTAAGGCGTCCCGTCCGTAGAGCGCGGCGCATAGCAAAGCCACGCTTGCGCGCATGCTCGCGACCTTCCCGACGTGCCAGTTCAGCTTCGCCTCGCGCGAGATGATGGTCCGCGCCAACGTGATTTCGGGCGGCACCGCGCTCAACGGCGATGAAAGCGCGATCGTCACGGATGGCGGCGGCCGTTGGGTAGCTGATTATCAGAACGCGCCGCTCAACCGCCGCGAGAAAGTGATGTCCTGGCGCGCGCTGCGGGCGCTGCTGAACAGCGGGACGCGAGCTATCATCTTTCCGATCTGCGACGCTCGACACCAGCCCGTCGCGGGCAGACAGCACGTCCCGCACAGCGACGGCACTCCGTTCAGCGATGACAGCCTTTACACCTCGGGCGATTGCGAGGTTGAGGCGGCCGCCGACGCGCCGCTGCGCGCAACGGCCATGACGATCAATCCGATCGCGCTTGGCAAGCCTCTGATCGGCGGCGAGCGGTTCAGCATCGACCACCCAACCTGGCGCCACCGACTCTACGAGATCGCCACGGTTCTTGGCAACGTCATCACCTTCCGCCCACCCCTGCGAGAAGCAGTCACGGCCGGGACAGAACTCAACTTCTCCGATCCTCGCTGCGTGATGCGGCTGTCCGGTGACATGTCGGCCCCGCTTAACGGCCCCAGATTCGCCACCGGCTCCCTCATGCTGGTGGAAGACATGACCGGGAGCTACACCTGATGGGCATCATCAAGGACGCCTTTGACCTCGCATTTCGTGATT